ATGGGTTACCCCTTACCAGACAGGGCGGCAGCGGGGAGGGTTAATTTACAGAAACGTCCTGAAATACCTTTAAATAAGACTAAAAACAGCGACTTAACGCAAAACGAAGCGGTTTATGTGTACAAAACCTTATCAAAATGTATAAGCAACGCGGTGCGGTTTGGCAAAGAAATGATAAAAAAAAGAGGGCTTGCAGAATAAAAAATGTGGTCTACCTCGCTTAATTAATTGCTAAGTATTGGAATTTTAAAAAAACTCCACACCCGTTATTAGTGCAAAATAAAATCATCCAAAATGAATTAATCATTCTGTTCTTAAATAAACGTAAAAATATATCGTGTTTTCTATTTTCTTTATTTTCCTGGAAATCCAGGGGGTATTTAACATGATGCGCTTATACATAACGACTCTTTGTGTAGCGCCCTCTCGCTTTTTGCAACTACCAGAGACCTCAGCGATAAGGCCAAAAATGCAGCAGTCAGCAGGCGAAACGATATGGACTGGTCACGCACGGGTAAACTCTGTTATACTTAGCGTTACACTTTTGGGGCTGATTCTGGATTCGACGGGATTCGCGAAACCCAAGGTGCATGCCGAGGGGCGGTTGGCCTCGTAAAAAGCCGCAAAAAAATAGTCGCAAACGACGAAAACTACGCTTTAGCAGCTTAATAACCTGCTTAGAGCCCTCTCTCCCTAGCCTCCGCTCTTAGGACGGGGATCAAGAGAGGTCAAACCCAAAAGAGATCGCGTGGATGCCCTGCCTGGGGTTGAAGCGTTAAAACTAATCAGGCTAGTCTGGTAGTGGCGTGTCCGTCCGCAGCTGCCAGGCGAATGTAAAGACCGGACTAAGCATGTAGTACCGAGGATGTAGGAATTTCGGACGCGGGTTCAACTCCCGCCAGCTCCACCAAATAAAACAAGGGGTTACGCGAAAGCGTAGCCCCTTTTTCTTTGTCCATGTCCACTTAGCGTCCACCGAAGCCAACTTTAGCCAGACACAATCGCTTGGCTTGTCTCATGTAGGGGACTCGTTAGGGTGCTGTCAGCAAAAACAAGGAAATTTTGATGGGTGCGCACGCATTTATTAACTAGACTCTGTTCATTTGATACAACCGATACTTATGGTTTTGTAGGTGATGAGCACCCCGGCAATACTATGCATATGCAAACTTATTAACTGGTAGGCTGTACCTAAGTACTAAACCCTTTTCGCCATCATTGTCTGCTCGCCCCACTAAGATTTTTTTGCTACCTTTGATAAATAACAATCTGTTACATAAATGGATACATATCAATGTTCAATAAATTTTTTTTTGACCTTCCTAAAACCTTTTTCTTCACTGCCTATTCCTTGATCTGCGGCTTCGCGTATTTATGTGGATATTGGTATAACTTCAAAATAGACTTGCAAATCGTTTTTAGCTTATTATCGCCTTTGGATATAATAAAATCATTTATTATACCGTTAATATCAGCCATAGGGATTATAATAGCTCAATTACTAATGAACTATATTGCAACTTATGAAAGCCCAAACTATAAAAAATTAATCAAAAATTTTAATGACACATGTGGGATATATGGGCCACCCGCCAAAGAAAATAAATTATTAAAAGCTATATTCTCTCAGTATTTTATTGCATCCATTTTCATTGTGAGCTCAGGGAGTTACGTTATCTACAAGTTTTTTTCATCTGATGATAGAACTTATTTTATTGGCTTCGTGATTGGATCAGCTTGCTTTATGGCAATGCTTGCAATTTTTACTATATATGATGAGTTTGGTTTCAAAAAAATAGAGAGGTATTTGCTTATAGTATTCAGTATTTGCATGCTACCATCAATAGTTTACTTTATCGGTGCAACCTCTGGCAAAAATGCTATTAAAGATGAGAAAGCACTAGTCATGTTGGACAACGCAGCATGCAGCAGTGACCCTAAGGAAAAATATGTTTTACTATCTTTATATGGCTCGAAAGGAATTAGCATATCTTTAAAAGACAATTCCATCTGCTTATTTGAAGCGGAAAAAAGCAGCTTCAAGAGTCTTACCCCTATACATCCTGCTTCTTAAAATAATAGGCTCAGAAAATTTCATATTGAGACTGAGCCTTAAGAAAATTTAAAGCACAACGCCAAGGTTCACCTATATCATGTAATCGCATTGTATATGTATGCATTCATAGCAAATGCTATCTCCTTTTTTCAGCTATGCCACTGTTCATTTTTGACAGATTAGCCGCGCCAGAGCTGGGTTTCTGCGCCCTCACTTCACGGATAGAAAGCGGCACAAGCGATCCCTGACCTCCACGGAAAATTAATTTTTCTCTTATTTTTCTGTGGGTTATACGATTACACCGAAACTCCGCAGATCCTTTTTACTGAAAAAAAGTGAAATTCTTTTCAACCTTTTCAGTTTCGCTTTCATCGCAGAGCCCCAGCGCTGGCGCGGTCTGGCGGTATCATTTGTAAAAAAACAAAACTGAAAAATTTTTGCGATCCAAAACTTGCAGGCGGGTGCGGTGTAGTGCCGTTTTTGTCTGCGAACGTTTTATTTTGTGGGGCTGTGGCTGCGTCAGCGCAACGAGGCGGGCGGGATCTGTTTCAGGGATGGCGGTGCGCGGTCAACGCGATGCGGGCGCTGTGGTGCGTTCTGGATGGGTTAATGACAGGCATAAAAAAGCCCGCGCACTGGCGGGCATGTTGTCGGGTCAGGCAATGATGTTTTCGTACCGGCTGCGGGTCTGTGTCGCCTGCGCCGCCGTCTGGCTGAACGCGGCGGCAGTGGTCGGCCCGCCGGTGCCGGGGTGTGAATGGCTGGCGCACTGGCTGGCCAGCTGTGCCAGAAGGTCTATGGTAATGCTTCTGCGGTCTGTGAGGCAAGAGCCGCAGTAATTAAGCTTTGTGCTTCCTGCGGAACGGCAAACCAGGCGGCACCGCTCTGGGTTGGACCTGTGTAATCACTAACAAGCATCAGTTGAGTGTTATTGGTGATTGCTTTAACGGGCAGTGTATAAGGAGTTCCACCAACTTTAACAACGATGAGATCGCCAGCTTTTAATTCCGTTGTGAATGATGTTCCATTACCAGTAACCGCAGCTGATTTATTGGTTAGCGTAAGAGTTCCTGCAGACATGACTGTCTCCTGAAATAAAAAAACCCGCCGAAGCGGGGTCAGAGTGTCGGGAATGTGGCGTAGGGTATCCTGAAGCCGCGCGAAAACAGGGGAAGCGTCCGGTAATTCGGTGTGTTCTGGTTGATATATCTCAGCGAGAAGTAACCGGAGTATTGCTTTATGGCGATACCAAGATTTCCGCCTACGCCCTCTTGATCCTCAGACAGCATCCCCGGAAACATATCTGTCGGCAGAAAAGGCGTACCGGTAACGGGGACTGAAAGGGTGTTGTTTTGCAGGTCATAACCTGCCGGAACTTCAATGAAACCTGTGATTCGTGGCGTGCTCTGCGCAGATATTGCAGACCATATAAGGCTTCCGGAACTGTTAAAAACATCGAGATATCCGCTCTGAACAGCAACGTCAAGACGTGTAAAAGCCAGATCGACTTTTCCCGGCGTGTATGAGTGGATGCCAGGCATTCCCCACCCCCCCACCGCGAAACGACACCAGACTATTTGCCCTGGCTGATGCCAGTCAACGAAGGTATTTCCGACTGTTTCATAAGCATCCCTTAACACGTTAAGATTTCCTATGCCCGGAATATCCATGTCAAAATAGCCGATATCCCAGCGGGGCGATGTGATTCGGCGCTGCAGTCGCGGCGAGGTGAAATCACTGTTTACCGTAATGGCGCCCTCATTATTTCTTATTTCAAATCCGCTCATAAAAAGCTCATATAAAGCTGTAAATATCGACAGGACCGCTTTCCGGCGAAAAACCAAGCGCAAAATTAAGCGTTACCCCACCGTCGTAGCAGGAAACGATCGACTGTCTGTCACCATATGGCGCGGTAAACACAGCGAACGAACCTGCGGCTGTTACCCCTGCAACAGGAATGTTTACCTGTGTCACAGCGCCTCCCACCTTATTGAACTGAACGCGGGCGACATGCCTCAGCATATAGTCGCCCAGATCAACAATAAGCTTTCCGCTGGCATCCCAGCACTGTAGTCCGGACATCAGAAAAGCCCCATTCTCACGCGCAGGACATTATTGGCGTCCCAGATTTGCACAATGTTATTGGTAATTAACATGCGACCATTTCCACCGCTGCCGTTAAGCTCGAAGTTTCCGTTTTTGTCCAGGCGCCAGCCAGTGCGACCTGCCACATAGTTCGTGGACTGTATGAATGCGCCAATTTTGGCACTGGTAATGGTGCCATCCTGAATAAAGGCAGAGTTCATAAACACCTGCCCGCCCACCACAGCAAATGGCGAGAACTGGCTGGCACCGCTGCCGGTGGTCAGCACAAACTGATCGGCATTAAACGCAACACACGTTACGACTGGCTGCCCGGCCTGTGCCAGCACCGCAATGCTCATGCCGGCGCTGTAGTAGTTGCCGTTAATCCGCACACCTGCTTTCAGCGTATGAATGGCCGTGGCGCCACTGGCGTCCACCACGGCGGTAAGTTTGTCTTCCAGCGCGGCCGTGACATTGCCTATCTGCGCCTGGACCTGAGTGCTCATTTCCGCCAGAGCCTTATCAACGTCGGCGATAGTGGTTTTCACCACCAAAATATCGGCGCGCACTTCGCCATACTGCTTCCACTGATGATCGACCGTGGCGTTGTTCGCCAGTGCGTTCTGCATCACCGCCTCGATGTTAGTGTCGATTTGCTGCTGCAGCGCCTGGCCGTCGGCACTGGTGAGAAAATCCCCGGTAATATCACCCAGGTAATCCTCCGCGTTGTCGTTCGCCATGCCCCGCACCCAGCCGGTCCATGCTGACTGGTTCCCGATGCGGTCCACCAGCCGTGCGCGGTACCAGAAAATCTGCCCCGCACGCAGGCCAAGCTGCGTGTAACTGTGCGCAGGATACGGCACATCCGAGAGCAGCAGCGCGTCGCTGCCGTCGGTCGCGGCGGCATACTGAATTTCGGTCATCAGCGTATCGTCAGCACCGTCAGGGAAGTTCCAGTCAATCTGGATGCCCCAGTTAATCGGCGTGGTGCGGAAATTCAGCGGTACCGGCGGCTGCCCCACCTTGCCGGTCAGTGTCACTTCCACGCTGGTCTGCCAGACCGAGGCGACATCGCTGGCGTTTACGGCGCTGACGCGCGCCATGTACCGCCCGGCATAAATGCCCTGCACCTCAAAGCCGAGCGAGCTTGTGCGCGGCACATTCACCCAGTCGCCGTTATCCTTGCGCCACTGACATTCATACGCCACGGCGCCGGGTGCCGCGGGCCAGGCGACACGCAGGGTTTCCACGCTGAGGTTCTGCACCACGCGGCTGTAACTGCTGAGGGTCACGGAGGCTGGCGGTGCCTGCACGCCCGGCGGAATGGCTGATACCGGACGCTCATCGAGCCGCGCGCCGGAATCGATGGCGGCATATTTATCGGGGTTGTGCTGCACGGCGCTGATGGTCCAGGTGCCGTCGTTATTGTCTTCAACGGACGTGACGCGGTACTGCTGGATCGCGACATCCTGCGCATCCACCGACCAGACCGCCTCGCGCTCCGGCGTTTCGCTGAATACCGCAGATACCGTGACGTTTGGGCCGCTGACCGCCTGAAGGGTACGGGCCTGTGATTTACCGGACGGCAGGTTGACGATAAGCCTGTCGCCTGCTTTTGCATCCGGCACCCGGTCGAGCGTCAGCGCACGACCGTTCACCTGACTGATACGCCCGCCCATCACCCGCCCGGACAGATACTGATCCGCCACGCCGATGATATGGCCCGGCAACGGGATCATGCCTTCCAGCCCGGTGGCGAAACTCACCATCCGGTCTTTAGCATTTGTCAGCAGCGCCCAGCGGCCGCGGCGGTTGGCCTCGGTGCGCCGCGTGCAGCCGATGGCGGCGATTTGCGTCTGGCGCACGCCGTAGCGCCGCACCAGGTCAGGCTCCATCACCGCTTCCACTTCATCGGTGTAATGGTTCTCCGGGTTTGACCAGCTCACCATCGCCGTTGAATAACGGTTCGGGTAGCGCAGCTTTCCGCCTGTTCCTGATCGACAACGAGATTATGTACCGCCTCGGCGGGGTGCTGACGCCGCGCCACCAGCATATTGATGCCGGACGGTTCGAGGTGAAAACGGGCACCTCCACGACATCCAACCACGCGTTCAGCCAGGCGCGTTTCACAGCGAAGGGTGTTAAGTGGATAGGTGGGCTGTGGGCTGAGCATGTAGCGAAGGGAAACGCAGCGTGAGAGCTCTGTTAACACCGGAAATAGCGCGCGGAATGGGTATCGTGCTGCTTCGCCCCGGCCCGGAACTGATGCCCATATTTGCAAACGGGCGCGTGCTGGTGGAGGTGCAGCCAGAAAGCATGGCACGGTTCCCGAGCGGCGCGGTGCCGCCGGCACACCAGCCGCTGGCTGATGACGAAGGACTGCAGGTCTTCTTTACTGATGAGCGGGTGATCCGGACTGCCGGTGGCATCAATGCTCTGGAGCACTGGCTGATGAAGCAGCAGGGCTGCTGCCAGTGGCCGCACAGTGAGTACCATCACCATGAGCTGACCACGATGCGGCATGAGCCCAGCGCGCTGCGTCTGTGCTGGCACTGTGATAATCAGCTGGCCGAACATTTTACTGAGCGCCTGTCAGCAATTGCCCGTTCCAATGTGATAGCCTGGATTATCAGCGTCGCGCGCGGTTCCCTTGCCTTTGACGATACCCACGAGCTGACTCTGCCGGAGTTATGCTGGTGGGCTGTCAGGATGGATATCACTGATGCGCTGCCGGACAGTGTGGCGCGCCGCGCGCTGCGTCTTCCCCCTTTACCAGTAGAAGGCGTGTCGCGGGAAAGCGATATTGTGCCGGGGCCATCGGCGGCTGAAATGGTGCAGACGAAAGCGCAGCGTGTTTGCGCCGTGAAGACGCGGATGAACTGCGACAAGCCGCAGGAGCAACAGACACAGGTGGTTGCGCTGATGATTGACCCTGAGTCGCCGGAAAGTTACCTGCTCCGGCCAAAGCGCCGCCGCTGGGAAAACGAGAAATACACCCGCTGGGTTAAGCAGCAGCCTTGCGCATGCTGCAACCAGCGGGCAGACGATCCCCATCACCTGATCGGCCACGGGCAGGGCGGGATGGGTACCAAAGCCCATGACCTTTTCGTATTGCCTTTGTGCAGAAGGCATCACGACGAGCTCCATCGGGACACCGTGGCATTCGAAGAAAAATATGGCTCACAGCTGGAGCTTATTTTTCGTTTTTTAGACCGCGCGCTCGCGATCGGCGTTCTGGGTTAAATCTGTGGAGAGAGTAATGCGCGATATACAAAGAGTTTTAGAATTATGGGGTGGATGGGCAGCAAGTGATAACTCGGGAGTGGACTATTCACACATTGCAGCAGGGTTCAAAGGCCTATTACCACAAGTTGGTAAATCACGGCTTGCTTGTACAGATAACGATGCCTTGGTTATAGAAAGTTGTCTTGCTCGGTTAAAACAACGTAGACCCTATGAACATTCCCTTCTGGTGGCCCATTACCTTTTCGGATTATCAAAACGCAGCATAGCTCGATTTAGAAAGAAAGATGAAAAGTTAATCCGAATTGAAATGCAGATGGCTGAAGGATTTATAGAAGGGTGCTTATCTGCTATTAACATAAAATTAGATATGGATACTTAAAGTAAAAGGGCCCTGCATAGGGCCCACTATAATTAGGTAAGAGATAAGGTTTCAAAAACTGATGTAAAAACTCTAATGAAACTGAAGCGATTAAAACCTCTTTCAGAAAGAGTATCATACATTGTTTCAAGGTTTTTCTGTTTTTCATAATTAGATGGTAACAGACTAGATGGTGAGCCACCATTTTCTTTAATTAGCCCATAAAGTACATAATTATAATGCGATATAATATGTGGTTTTGTTGTGTCAGGTTCGAGGGTGATCACTCCCAAAGTATGAGCTAACGAAATAATGGCATCATCAGAGGGGAATTTAGAAATATCTCTTTTATCTCCAAAGCAATAAAAATAAATAGCAACAAGCGCTGCAAGATTGTATGAGTATAGTTTTTGATTGCTTATAGGGACTTTAGAAAGAGACTGGAAAATACTATAATATCTAAATAGGGTTTCAGTCTCTCTTAAGGATAACGGCCTGATAGACAGAAGCTCCCCGATAATAGGCTCCACTACGTTTCCGCTATCTTTAAAATCCGTAGATTTTGCAATCAAACCTTGCCAATGATGTTCTGAAGTGTGAGTTAAAGTGTGACCATCCGGCTTGAATGTTTCTGGTAAAGTCAATGAATACTTAATGAATTTATCCAAATAAATCTGAGCATTAACAGAGGCCCCATATAGGTGATTTATTGATGCCTTAAGCTGGCTAAGGTTGGTGACAAGGATAAAGAATACATTTTCTATATCAAATATATGCTTTATTTTCTCAAGCATATCGATGGAATAATTGGGTTTGCAACGGTCAAGCTCGTCAACAATTATTATTATCTGATTTTCGCTGGCTAACTCTCGGATTTTTTCTTTAAGTGCACTGATATTGGTTTCAGCTTCCATATGATTTTTTATTAAGTTTTCAATTGTTCCATCAATGGCCGCATTGCTTGTGTCTTTTATGGCTTGCTGAAAATCTTCTGTTAAGTTGTCTGTTTCTTGTTTTAATACCCAGCCTGCCGTGGCTTTAAGGGCTGTTGTTGCAGTAAATTTTAACGCCGGGATTGCTTTTTCTATGAGCGCTTTTTGTTTTGCTCTAGGCATTGCATTGGCGATTGCAGCTGTAACAGAAAGCAAAGGGTCTGCGCAATGATCTTCTTTGAAAGCGTCGATATAAATAACTTTTTTATTTTTGTATTCAGTTGAGATATAGTTGAGAAGCTTTAGACTGAATTCAGTCTTGCCTGTGCCCCAATTTCCATCTATGACGGTTGGCGAGATATCTAAAGAAGAATCAATAATTTGTGCCAACTTTTCTGCAATTTTTTTTCGTTGGTATTCGTCTCGATCATCAAAAGTAATGCTCATTTTTTTATTCCTTTTTTTAGTCGTTTCGTGATAATAAAAAAAACTACCGCGGTCCGCAAAAAATGATGTAACGTGATAAGAGTTGTCACATATACACAATGCTTATCATATCTTAGCTCTTGCCCTTGGGTCATGACCTAAATTCAACAAGCCACATGCTTTTAAATCAATAGGCTCAAAATACAAGGCTCGCTCCAGCGGGCCTTTTTCATTTCCCCTCGCTCAGAGAGGATGCACAGCAATAGAGGGGGCTACATGTCCGATCCGGTTTCGGGAACTGTCGCGGCAGGGGCTGCGCTTACTGGTGCAAGCATCTATGGACTGCTTACCGGCACAGATTATGGCGTAATTTTTGGCGCGTTTGCCGGTGCGGTCTTTTATGTTGCCACCGCGGCAGACCTGACCCTGATCCGGCGCGCCGCCTATTTTGTTGTTTCGTACATCGCTGGCGTTTACGGTGCGGGGCTGGTGGGCTCCAAGCTTGCCAGCTGGACGGAATACAGCGACAAGCCGCTTGATGCACTGGGGGCCGTTATCCTCTCTGCGCTGACGATTAAAATCCTGACGTTCGCCAGCCAGCAAGACCCCGCGCAGTGGTTCCAGCGGTGGAGAGGAGGAGCCAATGGTAATAAGTGATCCGCTGGTACTGACCAACGTGGCGACGTGCTCGGCCATTGTGCTGAGGCTGATGCTGTTCCGTAAACCCGGAGCCCGGCATCGCTGGTGGGCATCATGGCTGGCATACCTGATTATCCTGGCGTATGCATCCGTACCGTTCCGCTACTTCTTCGACTTTTACGTCCACACACACTGGGCGTCGGTCATCATCAACTTAATCATCTGCGCCGCCGTGTTCCGTGCCCGGGGCAACGTGGCGCGCCTGTTTCAGGTACTGAGGCCCGAATGAACCAACAACAATTTCAGCAGGCGGCTGGTTTAAGCGCCAGCTTGGCTGCGCGCTGGTTTCCGCATATTGATGCGGCGATGTGCGAGTACGGCATCACTGCGCCGGTCGACCAGGCAATGTTCATCGCGCAGGTCGGCCATGAAAGCACCGGCTTTACCAGGCTGGAAGAGAGCTTCAACTACAGCATCGCAGCGCTTAATGATTTTGTCCGGGCTGGCCGGTTAACTCAGGATCAGGCCAACACGCTGGGCCGCCGCACGTATGAAAAGGTGCTGCCCCTTGAACGCCAGCGCGCGATCGCCAATCTGGTTTACAGCAAGCGCCTCGGTAATAACGCCCCGGGTGATGGCTGGAAATATCGCGGACGCGGGCTCATCCAGATCACCGGGCTCGAGAATTACCGCGATTGCGGCGCCGCGCTGAAACTTGACCTTGTGAGCTCGCCGGAACTGCTTTCCAAAGACGCCACCGCAGCGCGATCTGCAGCATGGTTCTATACCAGCAAAGGCTGCCTGAAATATCCGGGCGATTTGCTGCGCGTCACGCAGATTATTAACGGTGGGCAGAACGGGCTGGAAGACAGACGGGCCCGCTATGCGGCAGCGCGCCGGGTGCTCTGATGGCGGCGCTATGGGGCTTTGTGCGGGCATGGTGGAAGCCGCTACTCTTGCTTGCCGCTGTGGGATTTGCGCTTTATTACCGGGCCTCGCTCACAAAAGCAGAGGCATCTTTAACCGAAGTTAATCATGAATTAAAACTGGCTAAAGATGACATTGAGGATATGCAGCGCCGTCAGCGGGATGTGGCTACTCTCGATGCCAAATACACGAAGGACTTAGCGGATGCTCAGAAAAATATTGCTCAGCTTGAGCGCGATGTGGCTGCTGGCCGTAAGCGGCTGCAGCTCAACGCCACCTGTTCCGCGCAGGGAGCGCCCGGCACCACCCGCGTGGATGATGGAGCCAGCCCCCGACTTACTGACGCCGCTGAACGGGATTATTTCACCCTCAGGGAGCGGATCGAGACCGTGACCAGGCAGTTGAGCGGATTGCAGGCTTATGTTCGGGAGCAGTGCTTAAGATAAAAAAAAGCCCCATGGCTGGGGCTACAACAGGAGATCCTGCTTTTTGGTTATTCGACTAATTGCAAAAGCAGTTTTGGCCTTGTTTCCCTGACACCAGAACAGCATAAAAAGCTGCAATTTTCGCTCAGGCGCTATGGAAAACTCCACGACAAACCCAAAAACCTCTGGCAAAAAATTCTCTGCCGCAGGCGAAGCAATACGTTTGCCAGAGAAAAAATAACTCATTGAAACTAAATATAAAAATGATAACGAGTGCGAAAAAATAGCGAAGCGCCGCACGTTTTTGAATTTACAGAGGATTTTATGGACAAAGCGGCGATAAATAAAAATTTATCGCTAATTGAAAGCAATAAGCTAGCCATATACTCTATCATCAGCGCAAAATGCAAGGCATATCGCCAGCATAGCCTTTACCTTCCCGTTTTCCCTGTTGATGAGCCAGGAGCTTAATTCGATGTTTTCGCCGCATTCTCGCCTGCGTCACGCCGTAGCGGACACGTTTGCCATGGTAGTGTATTGCTCCGTCGTGGGGATGATGATTGAAATATTCGTCTCAGGAATGAGCTTCGAACAATCGCTCTCGTCACGCCTGGTAGCGATACCGGTCAATATGGTGATTGCCTGGCCGTATGGCCTTTACCGTGACGCCGTGATGCGCCTTGCCGCGCGTGTGGGTAAGGGCCGCCTGGTGAAAAATCTGGCAGATGTTATCGCCTACATTACTTTTCAGTCGCCCGTGTACGCCGCCATCCTGCTGTTTGTCGGCGCGGATATCCCACAGATTATTACCGCGGTAAGCTCCAATATTGTGGTGTCGATGATGATGGGGGCGGCCTACGGGTATTTCCTCGATTATTGCCGCCGTCTGTTCCGGGTAAGCCCCGCTGCGCCGGTCAGCGCGCAGGCCTGA